GCCATGCAGTCACTCGCACTGACAAGGTCGATTGTACAGAAGCCATCTCTGGCTTCCCAATCTTCACTGCCCTTGCGAGCTAGTACCCTATTGAAGTCCGCTTGCGTACTCAGGCTTATGCCGAAAGTGCGCTTCAGACTTTGCTCAAGGTACGCACCGACTGCCATCTGGATAAGCTGTTCCAGGACTGGCTCGGTGCAACATGTGCGCGAGATCTCACGTTTCTTTGGCGCGAAGAAAAGAGCTCCCCCCTCAACCCTACAGAAACCAAAGGAGTTAGACCGAAGCATTTCAGCCTCGGCCCACATCCCGGTCCCCGAAAGGGCGGCCCGATATAGGTCGACAAGCTCGGGATTGCAATACGATAACGGCCCCGTTAGGAGCTTCGTCACCATACTGGTGGCGTCCGCTTTCTGCGAAGCGCCAGACCCGACTCGCATGTGTTCCCGGATAAAATCCAGATCGAAGCTCTGACCGAATGGGCGTTGATCTGTCGCTTGGTCCACCTCATCTCTGAAGTAGTCCCAAAAACAGCTCTCGGCCTCGTTCTCGGCGTTAAAGTCAAAACGGCCAACCTGCAGTGAATCGTTGATATCCCTGAACTTCTTCAGGGCTGCACGATCCGCGTGAGGGTTAGTACCGTCAGGACAAAGCTTCGAATAGAAGCTATTCGCCAGAACGTAACGCTGGACCTTTTCGACACCATTATCGCTGTTGAAGGCGTTTTGGATGTCGTCCGGGTTGACGTTGAGGTCAGAAAGGAGTACAGAGAAAAGACCGTCGTAATCACGCATAGTTTCTCCATCTGTTAGCGATCATTGAGAGTTCACAACCTTTGAAAGGATGCAAACACAAGGGCCTGAGGGGCCCGGTCAATGAGAGGCCGGCTAGATGGTGCCGGTCGACACCGTGTTGCCTAGCTCATTCGACAACTGCGTGAGCAGTCCGATGTGGCAGGACAACATGGCTCGCAGAGAAATCGCGTCAGCGAGGTCTGCCCCTGCGGGGCAGTTGATCTCGGACGTG